AGACATGCATATGAAGCCTCAGATGAGGATTTAAAATATGTACAGGAAGAATTTTCTAATTTTTGCAAAAACCAACAATTAAAAAAAGCATTACTACAGTCTGTTGATATGCTTAAAGTTGGGGATTACGATTCTATTAAGTTTATGATTGAGTCCGCTATGAAAAGTGGGCAGGATAAAAACATAGGACATGAATACCTTAAAGATGTTGAATCTAGATATAGGGAAGATAATAGAAAAACCGTACCTACCCCCTGGGATAAAATTAATGGTTTAGTTCAGGGTGGATTAGGTAATGGGGATTTAGGATTAATATTTGGTAATCCGGGTGGGGGCAAATCTTGGTGTTTAGTATCCTTGGGGGGTCATGCAGTTAAATTGGGATATAATGTTTTACATTATACTCTTGAATTAGGTGAGGATTATGTAGGTAGACGTTATGATTCTTTCTTTACCCAATTACCTGTTGATCAAATTAGCAAATACCGAAAAGAAGTAGAAGAAGTAGTAGATAAAATTCCTGGGCAGCTTATTATTAAAGAATATCCAATAGGTGTTGCTACAACATCCACTTTGGAGTCACATATACAAAAAGCAGAAAATTTAGGTGTTAAACCTGACTTAATAATTATAGATTATATTGATCTTCTTTCAACAAAAAAACGAAGTTCTGATAGGAAAGGAGAATTAGATCATATTTATAGGAGCATCAAAGGGCTTGCACGGCAATTAAACCTCCCTATTTGGTCTGTTTCTCAAGTAAATAGAGCAGGTGCTAGGGATGAAATTGTTGAAGGTGATAAAGCAGCTGGTTCATATGATAAGATTATGATATCAGATGTTTGTGTATCACTTTCTCGTAAGCGTGAAGATAAAGTAAACGGAACGGGGAGATTTCATATCATGAAAAACAGATATGGAGTAGATGGCCTTACTTTTGGAGTAAAGGCTAATACGTCTACTGGCCATTTCGAGATTAAAGAGTATGACGAATCCGAAGAAACTCCCCAACCGACTTCACAACCTTATAGCGATTTTGATAATTTTGATAAAAAACAGTTACAAAGTAAGTTCTTTGAACTTAAGATGTAACATTAAAAACACTTAACAATGGCCAAAGATATAACTAAAGAAAGAATTCCATATAAACCCTTTGAATACCCCAAAGCACATGAGTATTGGTTAAAACAACAACAAGCACATTGGTTACACACAGAAGTACCTATGATGTCGGATGTTAATGACTGGAAGCAAAATTTAACTAATGTAGAAAAAGATATAGTAGGTACTATTTTAAAGGGATTTGCCCAAACTGAAACTGTAGTAAATGATTATTGGTCAGGATTAGTAACTAAATGGTTTAGAAAACCAGAAATTATTATGATGGCTACTACATTTGGGGCATTTGAAACTATCCATGCAGAAGCATATTCTTTACTTAATGAGGAATTGGGGCTAGATGACTTTAGTGAGTTTTTGGAAGATGAAACTACTATGGCTAAAATAGAAAATCTAATGAATGTTAGAGATAGTTTTAATGGTGAAAAGGATTGGCATGAAATAGCTAAATCATTAGCCATATTTTCAGCGTTTACTGAAGGTGTAAATTTATTTTCTTCATTTGCTGTTTTATTATCTTTTAAACTTAGAAATAAATTAAAAGGGGTAGGTCAAATAGTAGAATGGAGCATTAGAGATGAATCATTACATTCGGAAGCGGGTTGTTGGTTATTTAGAGCTTTAGTAGAAAATAAACCGGAACTTAAAACCCCAGAACTTGAAGCCGCTATTAATGAGGCTGCTTTATTATCACTTCAACTAGAACTAGATTTTATAGATAAAGTATATCAATTAGGTGAATTAGAAGGATGTTCTAAATATGATCTTCAAAACTTTATTAAACATAGAGTAAATATAAAATTGCAAGATTTGGGTTATAAAGCTATTGTAGATGTAGATTTAAAAGCAGTGGATAATATGAAATGGTTTGATGCTCTTTCCGGTGGAAAACAGCATACTGACTTCTTTGCTAATAGAGTAACTAACTACTCTAAGGGGCATGTTAAGTGGGAAATGGAAGATATATTTTAAAATGGATAGTAATTTAATTTCAGATTATAGTCAATGGGTAAAGGGTAGGGATTATCCTGAATTTTTTGATGAAGTGGCTTTAGCC